TGTAGTTTGATGTATCTACTTTTGCATGAAACTTTTTAAGTATTTCTCTATCTCTTGCACTTGCAGCCCATACATTAGGGAAGTCTTTACGAATGATTGAGTCACCAAGTTTGCCTTCTGCAACTACTTCTTCGTTTGCATATCTAAGTGCTTGTTGAACTTCTTTTGTTTTAAGAATTTTGTCACCAAAGAACTTTGCAATTTCTTTTCTTGCGACATCATATGCACCACCAAGATCAAGTGCAACTTCTACTGCTTTCTTGACTTCAGGATCAGAAACTTTATTCTTTCTAAAATATGAAGCAACTTCAGACCCAGTAAGTTTCATCTTACCGTATGGGCCAAGTGCATTCACTTTACCGTCTTTGTCTAATATTTGTTTTGCTTCGTGAAAGATGTTCATTTAGTCTCCCTCTTTTTCGCCTTTGTAGTTTTTGTCTATGTAGTCAAAGAATTCTTTTTTCTCTTCGTCTGATTTGAAATCTGCAGGTGAATTTACACCAAATTTCTTTAGAGCAGCGTTGAAGAAGTCTTGGTATTCTTTTGATGACTCTAATACCTTTTTAGAAGCTTCGACTAATCCTTGTGGTAAGTCTTTGATGTTCATTGTTGTAATTCCCCTTTCTCAAAATATGCAAACATTTTTTGTTTGCCTTCTTCGTTGAGTTTTAGTTGTTTAGCAAGACGACCTAACATGTTTCTTTCAACAAGTTTTTCGGTTGTTCTTTCTACTGATTCTTTTACTGGAGTTTCTTCGACTTCAACTTCTTCCATTGAAGGCAACTCACCCATTTTCTTGGCCATTCTTTCGAAACCTTTTGGATTTTGTTTCTGCATGTCTAGTAGAACTTTAACATCTGTCATGTTCAGAAGATTTGCAATACCAAGTGTTGACTTTTTGTCGCTGATTTTGAAGAGTTTTTTGATTTTATCTTCCATTGATTCTTCATCAATGTTCTCTTCTTCGACAACCTCTATAGGATCGCCTTCATCATCTGGACCGAGGTCATGAAGTAAGTCTTCAATTTCTTCGTTGATGATATCATCCGCAGTCTTTTCCACAGAACCATCTTTGTGTTCTGTAAAAGTACCATAGGCACGAACTTGTGCGAGTTTGTCTTTCCAGTTTTCTGATTTATAACTCATAGTAGTATTATTTATATATTCTCTATTCTGACAATAAGATTATTGTCGCCTTTTATTAATCTATGATAAGTTAAACCTGTTATATAATATTGTTTTCCAACAACTAATTCTTCTGGTAACTCATCATCCATTTGAAGTTTCCAACCTGTTCCTGATAGTACAGTTACATTACGAAAGTTTTCATCTTTGTGCCAGATTAATTCATCATCTGCTACATTGATATCAAACTCTCTCACAATATAAGGTCTATCTGTACCCTCTTGTGTGCAGTATTTTTCTGTATATGGTTTAGTCATCTAATTCAGGATAATAGTTATCTGTCTTTTCGTTGAATCCATAATAACCAACACTGTTAGGATTAGGATCTTCTACATCAAAAATTCCATCTACAAAATTTTCAGCACAAGACTCTGCATATGATTCAGAGTGTTCATGCAGTCTTCTTATTTCTGCTATAGCGCCATTTTCGTATAACTCAACTTCAAATCCTTTTGCTGTATCAATAACAACAGCAGAACGATTTAGTTTCCTACTCCAATATTCATGTATCACTTTTCTCATAATATTACTCTCCTAACAATACCATCATCACACTTCTTGTATTGTGCTTGTTTGTAACCTTTACAAGAGTTATAATGTTTCTTAAAATTCGCTTTTGTATAATCTTGACCACATTTATCACAAGTTGTTCTAGGTCTATTTAGTGCTGCCCTACTCATACTACTTTTGTGAGATTCACTTTTAGGTCCTTTCATGTTTTCAGTATTACTTTTTTTATGACCCATCAATGCTTCACTTAATTTCTTTCTATATTCTTTGGACTTCACCACTTGTCTATGTGTTTCTCTAACCTTTGGATTTGCCATTGGGTTATTATCACCTTTCATCATGTTACTCTGTACTGATCTATAATTAAAACCTGTTAGTTCAGTACTTGGTCTATCTTTACAGAACTCTGAAATACTTGTAGTTATTTCATCATCTATTATATACTTATATAAATTGTCCATATTGGTATTTAGTTTCTTTTGGTGCTTACCAAAAGAACTTTACCAAAAAAATGATCCTCCGCCACTTAGTCCTAACTGCTTGGCGTAATATGGGAGTCTACACGCCCAATAACTTGCCTTTGTTTTGTCTTTTGCTTGATCACATTTATGTCTAGCGGCAAATGATTTTCTTGCCTCTGGATCGTCAATTTTCACTTTGAGACCTGTTGTGTCTCCCCATGTGACTTTTTTGATTTTATCTCCGTCTTTGACATAGACATAATACTTCTTAGGACCACCTCTCTTTGGTGTGTTAAGTTCCACATCATCTTCTTCATAGATTGCGAAAGGGCAATCCAAAGGAACAATTTCTCCCTCATAGATTTCGAATTCTCCTATATCAGTTTCAAGTATTTGTTTGTCAACTTCTGTGAGTGTGTACCGACCCTCAGATACAAGTCGGCGTGCTTCTTTGATGATCTCAAAGTACATTAGAGAACCTAGACGAAAAGGATTGTCTAAGATATTGGTATTAGACTCTTGCAATTGTGCAATAGTTTCGTCTATAGTTATTTCTTTTAGTGTCTTCATTCTAGAAAATCTTCTAATAGTTTTGATAATTTTTCTTTATTTCTAAAGTGTAAGAGTTTTTCTCTCTTTACATGGTTTATTTTTTCTAGTGCCTCTTCGTATGTAATGTCTTTGTTTTCATATTTCAGTAGGACTTCACATTTATATTTTCTACAAACACTAGGTCTTTTATCATATATATTGCAACCTTTATCTCTTATCCATTGTACACAAGGTTGTGAAACATTCAACCCATTTTCTGTTTCTTTTGTCTTTGGGTTTAGTTCAATAAAAGGTATAAACTCTTCTTTTGTTACTGGAAAACTTCCAAATAGAAATCCGTTGCAACATAAACCACATGACAAACATAAATTCATTACAAGTATGTATTGTCTACTAAAATAAGATTGAATGATGCAGATGCATCAACACCACCTGTTCCTGCCAATGCTCTTAGATCAATATCTGACTTCTCTGTTATTTTCAGAGGTACATCCATGTTCTTCTCGTATTGACTACCGTATGCAGAACCAGCATGTTGAATTCTGAACACATTATTGAATGGTCTAACAAATAATTCTAATCTAAGTTCTGCATTCTTTGGTGATGAAAATTCCATATCTGTTAGAAATGCAGTATAACCTGCTGGAACTGTATAGACACACATAAGTGTCTGATTATATCCATTCAACATTTTTGCAACGACTGTTCCTGTTCCTGAACCGTAGTGTGCAGTAATATCTCCTGCAAAGTTTGTTGTTCCTTGATTATACATTCTGAATACTCTTCTATAAGTATTCTGAGTTGCAACAGCAGTTGTTCCTGTAAGTGTTACTGTTTCTGAGGTGAGTTCCCAATCTTGGTTTAGACCTTGCACAAATACATTCTGTGTATCTGATGTGGTTGATTTTAGATATACAAGTGATGCACCTGCATCCCATGTTGCCCATGGATAGATAACTGATCCATCCCATATAGTCTCTACAGTACCATTTGCAAGATCAGGATTCTTACCAAACTTATGTACATGAGAATAACCTGCAATATCACCATTGGAAAGAGGCACATTAGAAGCAGCACCAAATGTATTGATGATGTTTCCGTCTTTATCTGCAAGACCAACTATCTCAAATAGTGTCTTGTTATTATTCAGATAACTCTGACTGTCCTTATTCCACTGTGCCATTTTTTATAGTTCTTTTACTTCGATCTCTTCGTTGTATGGAAAACCTTTGAGAGGATTCTGAAAGATTTGAGAAAAATGCTTCTTCTTTTGTTCTTTCTGTTCGTGGAATGCCTTTTCTCTTTCTTTGATAAATTGATCAACTGCTTGACCTGGTGTATCGTTCTGATATGCAATTCGTGTTTCGTCTGTACCTTGTTCGTGTACTCCGTTGTCTGTAAAGTTTCCTTTTCCTAGTTTATTCATAATCTACTTTTCCCAATATTTGACATACTTACCTTGTCTGATAAGTGCTGACTTTTCTCTTTCGATCTCTTGGTCTACTTTCATAAGTGCTTCAAGACCGTCAGGTGATTTGATTGCTTTGAGTCTTTTTTCTCCCCATTCTTTGTCTTTCTGTAGAATGAAGTCGTGTGTTTGTTGATCAATGCCTAGTTTATCATAGAAACGATTTAGAATTCTTTCTCTTGCACCTTCAGTAAATGTTTCATAGACTTGTTTGTATTCTCTTGGATAATGTTTTTTGAAATCATCTATGAAACCCTTTGCAACTTGAACTGATATCTTACAAGACTTAGCGATAGTCTCTGCACTGTCACCGTTTTGTAAATGGTAGAAGATGTCTCCCATTTTACCTTCAGTAAGTTCATCACCCATTTTTAGAAACAGATAGCCATCTTTCTGTGCTTTATTTGATACAGTAAAGTTCATCATTTTTGCAAATGATTGTAGAAGATTGATACCTTTTTCAGGATTTGATCTATATTCTTTAGTAAGTTTCTCTCTTACTCTGTTTAGAACTGTATCAATAATTTCATGTGTTCTGGCAACCATCATGCCTTCTTCGACTTGTTCTTTCTTGCCTTGTACTTTTCTGGCAAGGTCAGCATCTGCTTTACCCCATGTGCCTGAAGACTTAGTTACAAAAGAATTTACTCTTGCATGTCCCCACTGCTCTGGTGTGGTACCTGGTCTATGACCAGTTCTCCAAGCTGCAACACCTCTGTTGTAAACTTGTTTCAATATGCCAAAATCAATACCTGTTTTGTCTGCCTTTTTCTTTAGTGAAGCATCAGCGGCAGATTCTTCTTCTATCTCTTCTTTCTTTGCAGGCACTTCACTATGTTTTGTCTTTGCAAAATCTTCTAAGTCTTTCTCTGACATAGACTTTGCAAGTTCTTTGACTTTCTCAGGTGCATCTTTCATTTCACCTCTTTTATATGCAAGTGCCATGCCCATGAGTTTTTGTTGTGCTTCTGACTCTGCCTTTTCTAAGATTGCATCTACATCTATATCAGGTAATGTATCTTCTGATTGTGACTGTCTTTGTTTTTCGATTGCCTCTTTTTCTTTTTCTGACTCGTCTCTCTTTTTTTGTCTTTCGTTTTCTCTATCGTGGCGATCTTTTAGTGCTTCTGCTTCTCTCTCTTGTTTTAGTTTGAGTCTTTCAGCTTCATCTGCTTGTTTTGCCTTTAGTTTGGCAGCTGCAACTGCATCTTCACCAAACATCTTTTTGAATTTCTTAGTATGTTGTGAGGGTTTTGTTTTTGCCTGAGCATCGCCTGGTGCTGGTTTGTATGCAGAAGGATCGTTATCGTCTTTCTCTGCGCCTTTCTCAAAGTGTCTAGCACGATCCTGTTTAGTGGACTTTGCCATATCATCACCTTCGGCATCTTTTGCATAGTATTTCGCAGGTTGAGTACCGTCTCGGTCTTTGATTTCTTTGTCTTGATTGACTTTCTTTTCAAGCAATCTTTCTATTTTTAGTTGTTCTATAAAGTCCATAATACTATTTATGTGTTTTGTTGTTTCTTCAGCAACTCGATCTCTCTCCACTGAGTTGCAAGTTTGTTACTAGGAAATCTAGACACCCAAGTCATCATACCACTGTATAATGATGATGCCTTCTTCTGTAATGCTTGAAATGTATCATTATTTTTGATTTCTATAAAATCATTACCAAAAACTCTTCTAAACATTTCTACATTTTGTTGTACTTTTTCATGGTCTGACTTTACAACTACATCAGGTAGTTTACGAGCTCGTTCTGCATTTCTCTGTTGTGCAAACTCAAGTGATGTGTTTACATACACCATCTTGTATTCGTAACCAAGATTGTCCAACATCTTCTTATAGTCTAATATCTTACTTGCCTTTGCAGATGTTGTGTCAAATACCAATCCTAGTCTACCCTGAATGTATCCTTCTAGACCTGCAAGTGTGGTTTGTTTTGCTCTATTACGAATTTTATCTCTTACATTTGCATCTAATGTTCGTAGGTCTAATGATAGTCCTGCCTTCTTTAGTCCTCTTTCAAATGCACTATCACTGTTGACTAATTTCAATCCTAATGCATTGAAGTTCAACTGTTTTACAACTGCTGATTTACCACTGCCTGGCCCACCCATTAGGAAAACTGCTTTGAAAATACCTGGATCGTATACGCCCTCAGTAATCAAATCTTTTATCATGTAATCAGGTAGAGTATTTTCCATGATACCCATACCCCTACGAATGTCTTTATAAAGTTTTTCTGCTTGATTTTTGCCTTGAGAAGGTACACCTTTTTTGAATGACTCGAAATCGCCTTTCTCAGCATATTCTCTCATCTTAGATGCTGACATTCCTGATACATCATCTGCATCTGGATCTCTTTCACCAGCAGATACTACTTGTATATCTTCGAACTTATAAAAACCATGACGACCTTTTACTGAGTTATACTTTTTGATAATGGTATCAAATTCTCTGACTCTATCAGAACCTACAACCATACCTAGTCTTCTATAACCTTGATCGTATAAGAATACTAGAATCTGAAATACTTGTCTTGCATCTACATCCATCACCTTGACTTTACGACCAAAGAATGCTTTGAGATACTTGATCTTATCTCTATGTGCTAATGGATTCTTCATCTTATCGTTTGAGTGTGATGCAAATAGAATTGGGTCACCACCAAATGATCCTGCGACACTGTTTAGTTTGTCAACAAGTTTCTCATGCCCAATAGTTGGAGGATTAAATCTACCAAATGTGAAGACTGCACCCTTTAGTTTCTGTTCTTTTAAAAAGTCTTTTAAATTTTTCATTACTTATCCCAATTCTTAGAGGCATTAAAGTTTGCCTGACTGAACTCTAATCTATCTACTAATTTAACTGCTCTACCACTTGTATCTATTGCAACATATCCTTCTGGATTTGTTACTCTAAAACCTGTATCAGTCTTAACAAAATGACCCACTGATTTGACACGATTTAGTCCTTTGACAATAATACCTTTTGCAATAACTAAGTGTTCCATAAATTTTGTAAGATTGGTGATTAATACTTTAAGTGATCTTAATTCATTATATAGTTGTTCACCTACCTCTTGTTTAATTTGTTTTGTCTTTTCTGTTTTTACTTTGCCAACTACCATATCTCTCCAATAGTTTTCAAAGTGTTTTAAATAACCATCAAATGTAGGTTTGTAGGCACCACCTCGAATAAGTGAATTGACATAAGTTTTGTAAGATGCACCTATACCTTTCTTTGCGATCTCTGATTGTATTTTTTGAAACTTATCTAAATCTGGTCTCTTAATACCATGAAATGCTTTACCCGTTTCAGTCAATTCTTGTGTAAGTGCAAGTGTGTCTCTTGCAGTTAATGTAGAACTTCCAGAAACATCTCTGTATGTTGCATCATCTATCCAAATGTCTTTACTGTGACCTAAAGAACTTATATTCGCACCGAATGAAGCAGAAAGAGAATCTATTGTACTACCTGAGTATGTAGTATGAAACACAATACCCATTTGTGAATTTGCAATTTGACCACCCAACTCTGATTCTATATCAACTGCATATAGTATAGTATTAGGTTGAAAAGTAATATAAGATTTGCCATCTATTTTCTGCATTTTCTTATCGTTGGTGTACATTAGATCACCTTGAAGTATGGTATTCCAAGACAACCTTGAAAGATATTTAAATGCAGTTAAAAACTTCTCTTTTAATTGACCAGAGAGTTCAGATGCCTGATTGATTTCGTGTTCAGATGTGTAAAATTTCGGTTCTTTATTGAAAAGAGATTTCTTTGCAACAAAAAAATTACCTGTTTCAGGATGTTTCCCACAAAAGATTGCAGGTGCACCATCCCATTTGACAGTCATATTGACAGATGAATTGGAATTACCTTTCATCATGTCTCGTAAACCTTGTAAAAAGTTTATAGCGGCACGACCACCATCAATACCATTATTGATAATTTCGTCTTCTAAATGTTCTAAATGTGTATTTTTGACTGCCATAATAG